ATAACTCCAGTAGCATAGGAGTTCTTATTAACAGACCGTCCATTAAGTAACTCAGGGCTGTCATCGGCAATCTCTCGCCATAGCGGATCTATCTCAAGGATTGCTTTTTTCATTCACAGGCCACGGCACATGAATGCCCATCTTGTCACCGAAGTGACGGTTTAAGGTCTCATAGACTTTAACGTAGTCCACTTTCTCGGCGCTGGCAGTAGAGTCTTTGCCTGTCATAGCTTCCTGAACTGGCCTCCACAGGTGTTCTTTAACGCCTGCCATAGTCCAATCAATGGATGCTTTATGCTCTAAGACCTTCTCCATTCCCAAGCCAGCGGCGTTGAGTTCATCAGCCATGAGCTGACACCAAACGTGGAGCGCGGAGTTCTGTTTAAGTGAGCGTTGCTTGCCAGTTGCCCATTTGATTACTAGGTACTTGTCCTTGGCATACAGCTCGTCCATATGCTCCTTGAACATCTTCATTGCGTGGTCGCTATTAACTATCCAGTGCTGGCCTTCGTTTATACTCATATCAAATATACCCAATAAATTCGATTCTTCCGTCATTGCCTTCTGCTCGCGCTGCTTGGATTTGTGCAAATTGCTCACGGTAGTGCTTAGCAACGTCTTTAAGGTTCTTCTTATAGTCTTTAGCGAGACCAATGTTTTCACGCTTCTCACGCAATATTCCAATGGCCTGTTCGCCAAGATGAGCCTCTGCCCAGCGCTGGAAGTCATCAGGATTGCTACCTAGCTTCTGGTGACAGCCAAAACAATGGGCAAAAGCGTTCATGGGATCAAAGCGCACAGCGTATGCTCTGCGTCCAAAGTAGTGACTGCAATGCAATCCTTGCGATCCTTCCTCATACTGTGTGCCGCAGGCTTCGCAGCACCAGTTAGTTCTGGATCTGACGCATTTACTGAACATAGTATCTGCCGCAGTTATCTTCATGCTCTGACCTTCAAGACTAAGTAGCGTCTTGCTCCTTGATCTGAGAACTGTTTCACCTTGTACATATCATCATTCTTTCGCAAGAAGCTGTTAATGGAATGATAAGCAGTCCTCATGTCATCGTAGTCATCAAACGACAGAGCTTCGGTTTCGTCCATATCAAGCCACCGCACAACATATTTGCTGCGCGATGCTACTCTCTTGATACCTTCTTCTTTAAGGTTAATGACCTTCATTAGAATGGGATGTCCTCAAAGCTGGCTGGAGCTGCTGCTGCTGGAGCGCTGTCCATAGGCTTAGACCACTTCATTGAGATGTACGGCTCACCGCCGCCTTCAGGAGTGTTCTTCCATCCTTTCAAGGCTATCTTGCCGCCTTTGTTTAAAGATACCTGACCGTTATCCAGAGCTGCTAAAAGCTCTCGTAGGACGGCTGGATCAATCTGACCGTAGTATCCGTCATCATAGGTAGACTTATTTACGCTAGTTAGTGTGGTGAATGCGTTGCTCATTTAACTTCTCCGTTTCAGTTTTAACAATGTTGGCTGCTGCTATAAGTATTTCGGCAGCTTTATCTATCAGTTCATTATCGCGTTTTACTTCAATAATTATTGGCTTCAGGTCTGGGTGGTAAGACATGAAGTAATACCGTTCTAGGTTCATGACGTACATCGTGCCTTGAACCTGCTGCAAATACTCAGAAGGCAGCTTTTTAGAGCGCATATACCTAACGTGAGTGTTTGCCTTGGGACATTTGATTTCAACGCCTGTGTCGGCAAATAGGCCGTCTGGAGAGCATCCGATGTCATGATCATCGTGCATATGGAAACCAACTTCTTGAACGGTAACGTCCAAGTACATCTCAAAGTTAGCTCTGGCCTGATCTTCAAGCAAAGTACCACGCTCCATATCGTAGCTCTGAAACGTATCCATAGGCTTTTGCATAAGGCGCTCAGCTATCACCTGATTCAGGTAAGTCTCTCTCACGCCCGATGCTGTCTTCTCGCCTCGACTCGTAAACAAAGATTTCATATTTGAGGCGCTGATAATACCGCACCGCGCTTGATGCCATTCGGGACTTCCTTGAACGCAATAGGTCACTCTGGTCATAATTTATTCTCCATAAGGAATTAGCGAAACAATGCAAAGCTATACACTCTTTGCACCAGCGATTGCTGCGCGGCTTAGACTTCGCGCAGACATCGCAAGTAGTTTCGGTCTTGTTCATTGAGACTTCTTGTTGATGATAGCCATTTCAAGCTGGTCAGCCTGATCAAGACTCAGTATCCAAGTCTCAGCTCCGACAAGTTTTAACGCTCGCTCTTCAGTAATCTTAATCTCTGCGAGGTCTTTCTTAATCTTAGCTATACGAGAATCAGAAGCGATCTTTGGCTTTTGCTTGCGGTCACCGTTAGTGGCGCGGTCAGCATCATCATCTAGCTTAGGGTCTGATACTAGAAACAGGCTGCACAGGAGGTAGCGTTTAGCGTAGGTATAACAGCCGCCACAGGATTGAGCGTCACGCGCTTTCTTATCTACCACGCAGTCCTGAGTGAACTGCTGACCGCTAGGCATATGGTGCATCCATATTCTAGTTCCAGCGGTTTCATCACAGTTAATGTCCTCAAAGTGGAAGAATATATCTTGCTCAGATAAGACGCTGTGTACAGCAGGCAATAGGTCTTCTAGCTTGTGGTACTTGTGACCATTGGCAAAGCCGTTAATGCCTGATTTCTTGGGAGAGGTGAAGTTTGATTGTGCGGCAAAAAAAGCCGTCCAGAATTGCTGCTTGTCCATTTTAAGATTCCGTCAAGAATGAATGAGACTAGAAGTGTACAGAGGTTATTTACAGGTGTCAACAAAGTAGGTGTGCAGGCAGCCCGAAGGAGAAACGGCTTGCTGACGGAGGACAAGATATAGTGGCATTCACTACATACTGCCTGCACATATGGGTATTGTATCTCACTAGCAAAGTGGAGTACACTGGCAATCCGGTGTGATAAATCCTGACCGTAACTCAGTGATATGGCCTATGGGCAGCCTGAAACGCCCAGATAGCACAAGGTTTCCGAGATTGATGGGATCGCGCCTGAGCAGCAGAGTGATGGCGACAAACCAGTTTAGCGGACACGATGGTGGCTTGACGCAGCAATCATGGAATGATGAAGCGTTCTGGCAATAGAAACCTGTGGATCATGCTCCTGTAGGATACTAAGGTGTCCCAAACCATCTAAATGACTTTTTTCTCTAAATAAGTGTGAAAGTAGTTGACGGCAAGTGTGATTACTGTAAGATGGTGTTCATGGAGAGGCGCGGTGCTTTTCACAACAGGAGATACGGAATGACAACTTTTTATGTAATCAACACTAGGCGCATTAACAGCAACACTGGAGAGCATGGTTTTGGTGATTGCCCGAAGACTGAAGAGTTCATTACTTTAACGGTTGAAGCTGATACTAAAAGAAAGGCTCAGAACAAGGCTAAGAAAATTGATAGCCGTATTTCTTTCGGCGGTATGTTTGGCAATGAAATCCTTGAAAGCCACGAAGTTTTAGAAAGAAGCTGGATGGATCTTAACGGTGTTTCAATTTAATAACATTTTTGACGGAGAAAAATTATGTTTGATGTCTATTGTCCACATTGCGGCGAACCTTATGACCAAGACGTATTCCACGAGCCAGAGGCTTACGATGCGCCAGAAGGCAGCTACGAGGCTTCTGCTGCTCTGTTCCGAGCCAATGGCTGCGGTATGTTCCAAGCCGTTCCAGCTATCTGCACACGGCCTGTGGTAGAGACTCCAGATCGCATGGAGCTAATCAAGGCTGGCATGAAGTTCAGCAAGCATCCTGATGAATGGTTGATGTTCCTTTAGTCAAGGACAAATCAGCCGAAAAAATCTGTGAATTTGTCCGTAGATGGTTTACGGACAGATTGACCAAAAAAAACCACTAATTTGTCCTGACGGAGAAAACGTATGTCTTTTAGCTACAACCAGATCGTTTCTAAAGTAGAAGAGCTTGGCCTAGATCCTTACTACGACATGGACTCTTTGCCTGAATCCGACCGTGATGACATCCTTGATCATCTTTTCCTAGCTTGTGATGCGGCTGATAACCTTGACGCTGCGCTGTTTACGTTCATGGACGGCTCTGACGCTGCTCGCATGATTGTCTCTCTCGCCTATGGCAACCTCGAAGAAGTAGGCAAAGCTCAGAAGGTCTTGCAAAAAACCTTGATGGACACAGCCGCTGGCTATCTCAGAACAGCCGTTCGCAAACATTATCAGTTGGAGAAGTAACATGATGGAATTTAACTTAGACCAAACAAACGAGCTGCTAGACGCATTGGTTATGGGGAGCATGGTAGCTAACTATCCTGAGTTCGTTGAGTCTTACGGTCACGAAGTTGCTGACCAGAAGCTAGGACGTATGTTTAGCCGTGATTGGGATCGCCTCAAAGAAGAAGTCTGGCAGGCAACTTATCCTGCGTATCGCGCCAAGATGTATGCTCTGGCGGCACAGGAGGACGCACGATGCGGAATCTAATTAGTATAGGTGCTGGACTACTTGTTATCGTAGGATTTCTTATGGTTTCAGGTTCTGACTTTGAAGAAGCCAAGGCTGCGGAGTTCCGCTACTGCTCAGATGTTGCGCTCTGGCGCACTTACCAGATGGCTGACGGCTCAAGCCGCTACGGTCATCCTGACTACAAAGGCATCTATGATGATGTCTGCAAGGAGCTTGAGCCTCATGATCAGCCTTAGACCTCACCAGATAGTAGCTATTGACGCGCTGCGTGACAGTCTCAGAGCTGGCAACAAGCGAGTCATCCTCAGTGCGCCTTGTAGCATGGGCAAGACGATAATCGCCTGTTACATAGCTATGAAGGCCGTCAAGAAGAACCCAAATGTCAGAGTGGCGTTCTTTTGCGATAGGCTGAAGCTCTTGACTCAGACTGAAGAAACCTTCAAGAGCCTTGGTGCAAGCTACTCAGTGCTTCAAGGCGATAGTCCTAAGTACGATCCAAATGAAAACATTCAGATAGTCAGCACAGCCACAGCCGTTAGGCGCAACCACTTCACTTATGATTTAGCAATCATAGATGAGGCTCATAATATGTATAAAGGCTTGCTAGACCAGATGCGGCGTTTTAACAATCTAACTTTTATAGGCTTAACAGCCACGCCTTACAGCCGCTCTATGGCCTCTGAAGGCTTATGGGAAGACCTGATAGTCACTACCACTCCGCAAGATTTGATAGACGCTGGCTGGCTTTGCCCGACTGACTATTATCACGGCAGGACTGTTGATGTTTCTGACCTGAAGCTGAAGAAGTCACACACAGGCGATCATGATTATGATGCTGAAGACTTAGGCAAGCGTATGCAGGAAGATGACACGTTGGCTGGTGATATTGTGAATAACTACGTCAAGCACTCCAATGGCCTGACCAAGCGAGCTGTATGCTTTGCGCCATCAATAGCCTACAGCAAGAGTCTCGTAGAGCGATTCAATCAAACGCTAGGCCAAGAGATAGCTGTCCACATTGACGGTTATGACGATCAAGCTACCAGAGAACTGAAGTATCAAGACTTTGAGGATGGCGTGTACAAGGTGATGATTAATAGCCGCATCCTGAATACAGGTTGGGACGATTCTGGCGTAAAAATCCTCATAGACACATTCAGGACTCGCAGCCTTACTACTTGGATTCAACGCATAGGCCGCATATGGCGCATCCATCCTGACAAGGAGCGAGCTGTTGTACTTGATCATGCAGGCAATCTCTCTCACTTCGGCGCTTATCCAGAGTCTTTTGTGCCTTCAGAGCTGCACTCTGGTGACAGGAACTACCAAGAGCGTAAGCAAACCAAAAGCGAGCCTAAAGAGCCTATCCTTCACAACTGCAAGCAGTGCAGCGGTGCGTTTACAGGACTCCGTTGCAAATGTGGATGGGAGCTTCCTATAGGCACTCCAACGCTCAAGGATGACGGCACACAGCTCGTCAAGGCAGAGAACCTGTCGCCTGCTGAGACAAGGCGCAAGACGCTGACCAAGGAGCAGAAGCAGGAGTGGTACTCGTCTCTCTTGCATTACGGCTATCAGCACAACTACAAGAAAGGCTGGGCGTACCATAAGTACATTGAGTGCTTCTCATGCGCTCCTAACGGCCTCAAGCAAATAGGCCGACAGCCAATCCCAGAAGCGCTGAGCTGGATCAAGAGCCGTCAAATAGCATGGAGTAAGCGAGCATGATTGAATGGTATCAACCAGTATTAGATAGGCTAGACAAGGTAAGGCAGCTAGGCACGAACAAGTGGACTGCCTGCTGTCCGGTGCATGATGACTCCAATCCTTCTATGTCAGTCACTGTAGCGGACACGCCTGAAGGCCAGAAGCTCCTATTCTATTGTTTTGCTTGCAACGCAAAAGGTGATAGTGTGGTAGAATCTATAGGACTCAAAATAGGAGACCTGTTTGAGCGCAGCAAAGAATTTACTCCAGATCGTCATTATCTACTGCAAAAGACTGTAGATGTTGACGATTTTACTATTTTGATATACGAGACAGATAAGGCCAAAGGCCGCAAGATCCGGTACAAGGATCACAAGGAGTATGTAGCAGCGAAAGCTCGCAGAGAGCTGAGGGCCGCGCTGGACATTCCACAGACAATCATTGAAATAGAAGCGGACGGTTTCTTGTAATGGCTAGACCAGAAAGAGTGTTTACAGACGAAGAGATAGAAGAGATCAAAGAGCTGGCTCCGGTAATAACTCAGGATCAGCTTGCTGAATATTTCTCTATAACTTCCAAGACCTTACGAGACATCTTCAAAAGAGATGAGCGAGTTTTTACCGCTTATACTAGAGCCAGATACAAGGATGGTGTACTGGCTGCTAAGACACTGCGTGACAAGGCTATTCTTGATAAGGATTTCCCAAGCCTGAAGCTCTATCTCAGCCAGACGCTAGGATGGACAGAGAAGAGCAGGACAGAGCATACAGGCGCTAATGGCGCACCAATTCAGATGGACGTTGATACTCACTGGACAATAGAGGTTATGGAATAATGCCACTACAAAAAGGCAAGTCTAAGAAGACGGTCTCCAAGAACATCAAGACAGAGATGGCGGCAGGCAAGCCACAGAATCAGGCGATAGCTATAGCAATGGCTAAGGCCAAGCAGAAAAAGAATACTGTGAAGTACGAATAATGGCAGAGCCAGAGTTTATTGATAGGATTAATAATCCTGAGAACTATCCGTACATTCGGAACTCGGATGGTAGTGTGTCATCTCATCGGATGGCTGCTGAGACGGATGAAGACGGCAACTGGTATGTCTTTCCTACCATTCAACTGATTGACGGTAAGCTGAAGGAGTTTGAAGACAATAGCAAAGCTATGGATTCTGCTTTGAAGACCAACAACTTTCTCAAGATGAAAGATAAAGCAGAAGCGTTGCGGTATGCGTCTGGCGGCTACAAGACAAAAAAGTTTAAAGCCTTCAGGCCGCCAGCTTCAGACAAAGCTGACTTTGAATAAAGCGAGCTACGACTAATGCCCAAGATGCAGATACCCAAGAAGATGCTTCCGTTCTTGCAGCCTAAGCGCTACAAGATATGCATCGGAGGCCGTGGCTCAGGCAAGAGCATGACAATGGGTGATCTGTGTCTACTGGCAGCTCAGACGCAAGGCATCAAGACTCTTTGCGCTCGTGAGTTCCAAGCATCAATAGATGACTCCATTCATACGCTGCTGTGTGCTGAGATCGAACGGCTAGACCTGAAAGGCTTTGAGGTTCAGCGTAATGAGATTCGCTACGGCGGCGAGACTGCGTTCAAGTACATCGGTCTTGCCAGATCGCCAGAGAGCGTAAAGTCCTATCACGGCTTCTCCAGAGTGTTCGTGGATGAGAGCCAGACAATATCCGAGGCCAGCCTCAAGGCGCTGACTCCTACGCTCAGGACGGCAGGCTCAGAGATCTGGATGGCAGCTAACCCAAGGTCTGCCGCTGATCCATTCTTCCTACGATTCGTTAAGCCGTTTGAGAAAGAACTGCGGCGTGATGGTGTGTACGAGGATGAGCATCACACGATTGTCTGGATGAACCACGATGACAATCCAGCATTCCCAGAGGTGTTAGAGCAAGAGCGAGCCTATGACCAAGCTCATATGTCAGCAGCTCTGTACTCTCATGTCTGGGAAGGCGAGACGTATGACGAGAACGAAGACTCAATCATTCCTGTTGAATGGTTCTTGTCAGCCGTGGACGCACACATAAAGCTCGGCTGGAAGGCTGAAGGCACTATCATTGCGTCTCACGATCCTTCTGATGAAGGTGGTGATAGCAAAGGCTTTGTGCTTAGGCATGGAAACGTGATCTTAGATGTGTGTGAAATGGTAACAGGTGACGCTGGCGAAGGCATGGATTGGGCGCTGGACAAGGCGCTGAAAGCTAACGCTGACCACTTCCTATGGGATGCGGACGGCTTAGGTGTCTCTCTCAAGCGTCAGGTAGATCAGGCGCTGGAAGGAAAGAACGGTATCACTTACTCAATGTTCAAAGGCTCAGAGGCAGCAGAAGACCCAGAGATGCCGTACACCACTGGTGGAACTGAGCGTAACAAGACTAACCGTGAGACTTTCAGGAATAAGAGAGCGCAGTTCTGGTGGAAGCTAAGAGACAGGTTCGAGGCTACCTACCGTGCAGTTGAGAAAGGCGAGTATGTGAATCCAGAGGAGATGATTAGCCTGTCTTCTGAGATAGCGGTACTGGATCAGCTTAGAGCTGAGGTCTGCCGCATACCACTCAAGCGCAACAATGCTGGTAAGATACAGATATTAAGCAAAGCGGAGATGGCTAAGCCTCCGTATCGGTTACCGAGTCCAAACATGGGTGATGCGCTGATGATGTCGCTGCACTCACCTAAAGCACTAAATAAACAGAAAGTTGTCCTCAACTTCAGCGGCTGGAAGCATCATGGATAAAGACGATTACGAATACGAGAAAGACTCCAAGAAAGAGTACGGCGAAGATGTCTATGACTCTAGCAAGTACGATGACCACGAGTACGTTGTAAACCTTCTATCATCTTCTCAGGAAGCAGACGGAGACCTGCGCGACAATGCTCGTGAGGCGGCGTTGTTCGTTGATAAGCGAGATGGTCAATGGGAGCCGTACTGGTACAACAATGCTGCTGAGAGCAAGTCTCCACGCTACAGCTTTGACATGGTAAATCCGATCATTGATCAGGTCTGCTCCGAGATTGACCAAGCATCGTTTGATGTCTCTGTCTCGCCTGCTGGCGGCAATAGCACCAAGGACATAGCAAACACCTACTCAGGCATTGTCAGGAACATAGAGTCTATGTCTGATGCCAGTGAGGTGTACAACCACGCTGCTCGCAACATGGTGACTACTGGCTTCGGTGCTTGGCGTGTTGTGCATAAGTATGTGAGTCAGGATAGCTTTGACCAAGATCTATTCATTGAGCCGATTGGCAACTCCATAGACCGTGTATGGTTTGATCCTGCGGCAGAGAAGCAAGACAAGTCTGACAGCCGCTATTGCTTTGTCCTTCACGCGATTGGCAAGGATGAGTATGACAGGCGCTGGCCTGAAGCATCTGGCGAGTCAGTTGATGAAGGCCGTGATGGTGAGGCTTACTATGACAAGGCTGAGGTCGTAGTCATTGGTGAGCTGCTTTATTGTGAAGAGGAAGAGCGCGAGCTAGTCATGATGTCTAACGGCATGGTTCATGAGGCTGATGATGACTTCAAGAAGATAGCTGATGAGCTTGAGGCCATTGGAGTGACAGAAGTCCGTAGGCGAAAACGTGTTAAGAAAGAAGTCTGCTCACGGTTATTTGACGCTAGTGATTGGCTTGAAGAGAAGAAAGAGACAGTCTTCAGCATGATTCCGGTTGTGCCTATCTACGCTAACTACAAGATCTTTGAGAACAAGACGATCTTCTGGGGACTTGTAGAGAAGCTAATGGACTCACAGCGAGTGCTGAACTACTCAGTCAGCCGTGAGGTAGCCGAGACTAGCCTTGCGCCACGCACCAAGTATTGGATGACAATGAGCCAAGCTGCTGGTCATGAAAGCTCACTACAGACCTTGAATACTAACCACGATCCGGTTCAGTTCTTCAACGTAGATCCTGAGTACCCGCAAGTGCCTCAGCAGCAAGGCGGCGCACAGATCAACCCAGCGCTACGCACAATGTCTGAAGCTATGCGAGGCATGATTACTTACGCCTCTGGGATGTTCTCCAGCAACATGGGTGACAATCCACAGAACCAATCTGGCGTGGCGATCAATGCGCTCCAGAACAAAGGCGACAACTCCACGATCAAATACTTCAAAGCCTTGGAGTACGGCATCCGTGCCACTGGTCGCATCTTGGTGTCTGCTATTCCAGAGATCTACGACTCAGCGCGTACTGTGAGGCTGCTGAAGGAAGACAACACCTATGACGTTGCTGACATCAACCAGAAGGTCATAGACCAGCAGACAGGCGATGTGGTGATCATGAACGATCTGTCGGTCGGCAACTATGACGTACAGGTCAAGGCAGGTGCTAGCTTTAAGAATCGCCAACAGGAGACTATTGAAACAATCATTGAGATTGCTAAGGTCGATCCAAGCATCCTACAGATCGCTGGTGATGTCCTGCTGGACAACGTAGCCACTGCCTCAGCTCAGCAAATCTCTGACCGCAAACGCGCACAGATGATATCTGCTGGCCTGATACCTCAAGACCAGATGACTGAGGAAGAGCTGACTGAGGCTCAGCAGCAGCAAGGCGAGCCACAACAAGATCCGAATATGGTCTTGGCGCAGGCTGAGCAGATGAAGGCTCAGGCCGAGATGATCAAGGCTCAGGTGGATCAACAGAAGCTACAGCTTGAGCAGATGAAGCTACAGATTGAAGCACAGAAGCTTCAGACGCAGATGCAGAGCGATCAGGCTGATACGCAGATAGATTCCTTCAACGCTGAGACTAAGCGGATGGAGACTCAGATCAAAGCTCAAGCGTCCAATGCCACGATTGACAGGACAAGCGCTCAGGCAATGGGTGAGCAGCTAGACAACCAAGAGAAGATGGCTGACATGATGGAAAGGCAGCGAGCAGAGACTCAGCGTATGCGCGAGGAAGCTCAACGCAAGGCCATGAGGTATATGTCTGACTCTGAGATAGCGAGAATGCAGAATGGCTGAACGCAGACCAAGCGCAGGATCATCAGCTCTTAATCAAGTTGATAAGAACTACAAGTACGGTGGAGACACGGCTTTAGGTGCGCTTATTCCTGAGCGCCGAGAGATTCTTAGAGAAGAAATACAGAACCAGCTCATTGGATACGATGATCGTGGTCGGGAAATTCGCCAGACGATTCCTGCTAAGTACGGAGAGTCTGAAGTAGATTTCTCATACAGTCCTGTAGTCAGAGGCGCTAAAGCTACTGGCTCTTTTCTTAATGACATCTTCTTTGGTGATGCTAACGAGCAGTCAGAGGCTGCTGGCAAAGCTGTCAGTGCTATCAGTGGAGTGGCAGGAGGTCTAGTAGATTACGCCGTTGATCAATATCAGGCAGGCATGGCAGGCGGTACTACTTATGATCCTGAGACTCGGCAGATAACTGAGTTTGATCCTACTCAAGTTCTTTTAAGTAACGCTCCTGCTGGTATTCAAGCTGTCCGCAATGCTCCTCCCAACACAATGACGCTTGGTGCTGCTGGTGGCAGGATGATTCCTGTAAGAGACATTGATGCTGAAGTTGCTGAAGCTAGAGCAGCTTATGGTTTAGACCCTAATAACGAAGAGTTAAGACAGTCATATATGGCGCTGCGCCGAGAAAGAAATTCGATTCCTTCCGCGCCAAGAATAAGGAGAGGCAGAGGCTCAGCAATTCGCGTGTTCCACGGCTCGCCTTACGAATTTGAAAACTTCTCAATGGGTAATATAGGCACTGGAGAAGGAGCGCAGGCTTACGGTCATGGTTTGTATTTTGCCGAAAGCCCAGAAATCGCTAGATCATATAGAGACCAGTTGAGCCAAAGTGGAGCAAGCATAGGCGGCAGGCCAATAATGGATGACTACAATTCGATTGTTGAAAGAGCTGACCGCCTGCCTCCTGCTGCTGCTCAAATAGAATATGATAAAGCAGCTTTTTTAGAAGACTTGGAATTAACAGATGATATTGCTGAATCAATTGGTCGTATTGAAAATCCAGAGGTAGCAAAATGGGCTAGGTCTGAAGTAGCTCCTCAATTCAAGCCAGCAGGATATAGCTACGAGGCCAACCTAAATGTAACAGTAGATGATTTGCTTGATTACGATGAGCTACTTTCAGACCAGCCTGATGCAATTTTAAACAAATTGCGTGATACAGATTGGTTTGAGTTTGCTGAAGAGTCTCTTGATCTTGATTTGGCTGACAATCCAACAGGAGGAGACCTGCTTAAATGGCTAAGCCAAGACTATAATCCTCAAGAGGTAAGCCAAATTCTCAGCGGTATTGGTATTAAAGGTACTAAGTATTTTGATGCCAACAGTAGAAATAGAGGCAACAACCAAGAACGCACTAGCAACTACGTCATTTTTGATGATTCCTTAGTAGACACCAAGCGAGTCAATGACAAGCTGACTCCAAGCTGGATGGATCAAGGCGCTAGGATGGAGAGAGCGCAAGATCAAGGTTTTCTCTCTGAAATATACTATCACGGCACTAACGAAGATTTTGGTTCTTTTGACCCAAATAAAGCGGATGGCTCTAGGAGAGGCTCCATATTCTTAACAGACAATCCCGCAGTCGCCTCTACATATGCAACGGTCGCCAACAAAAAGAATGTTATGCCACTGCGAATCAGACCGGAAAGACCTGTGCAAATTTATGCAAATGGCGCTAACTGGAACAAATTAACTGGCGACACAATAGTTGAATTGCCATCAAGAATTGCGCCTCCTTCAGAAAGTGAAAGGCTGTTAAGCCAATTAAAAGGCCAAGGAATACCGCCAAACAGGCAAGTAGAGGCATCTAGGACAACGCTAAAAGAATTGTTTCCAGAGTCTTTTGGCGGCTTAGAAGGCAACTACATGAATACAAATGATTTATCTAATTTTGCGCAATATGAAGGAGCTGATTCCATTATATTCCACGACATTATAGATATTGGGCCTTCGGCAAAAAAAGGACAAGATGCTTTTAAACCGTCAAAAAATGCAGTGATATTTGAGCCTGAAAAGATTAGGTCAATTAACGCCGAGTTTGATCCAACCAAGGCTGACAGCGCTGATCTGTTATCAAGCAGGCAATCAGAGCGCCAAATGTCAGCATTGAGAGGAATCGCATAAAAGTATTGCTTTTTACCAAATTGTGGTATATTTGACCACTAGCGCACTCCACGCTTTCATGGAGGCACGG